CAGATGAAACAACAAACTCAACAAGCTGGAACGAGCCTATTTAGCAAGAGTAAAGGAATTGTCGTGCAGCGTGTGTGACCAACCTGGGCCAAGTGAAGCCCACCACATAAAGCAAGGGCTTCAATTTACCTGCATAGCGCTATGCCCAGATTGCCACCGTGGGTCAATGATGGGCTGGCATGGGCAGAAAAGAGCTTGGCTCATTCGCAAAATGAACGAGCTAGATGCCCTTAACGTAACGATTCAGCGGTTAAACGCTTAGTATTTTCGCATGTGAGGCAGAGGCGCTTTGCTCTGGTCAGTTCCAGGGTGATGCGCTTTTTCCATTGGAAGGCTCATGTGCTTATTCAGCTTCTCAGCCAAACGCTCAACTTTTTGCTCCAAAGGGTGTTGATGGCTTTTCTCAACAACGTAGTGACCTTTAGGGGATTCTTTGCCCTTGCCTGTGATAGTGTATGCCATGATAGCTCCTTATGCTAAAAACAGTTTTGATTCTTCTTCACGCCGAGTGACCAAGCCTTGCAGCACATGACCAGCCGCTTTAGTCCATTGGTTAAATTGCTCGGCAGCGCCAGCGTAGTCGCCTTCATTCAGTAAGCGCAACAGCGTAGAGCTTTTCAGATTGCCCATGCCCACGTTGTAAGCAAACGAACACAAAGCCGCTTTTTGATTGTCGTTGATTTCAACATGAACCACCGAATCAATGCGCTCACCAAGCGTGTTTAAACGGGCAGCAAGATCGTTATCAGCCTTTTCTTGTGTCCAAGTAGTGCCTTCTACGATTTCTGGGCCAGTTGCGCCGTAGCCAATAGTCCAAGGTGCGCCGCCCGTCCCAGGGTCTGGATAAGCCTCTAGCTTGCAGCCTTCGTGACGCTTAATTTCCTCAGTAGCAATTTCAAGCCAGTTCATGGTGTAGGTGTCGAGTTATGAATCATCTCTGTCTTGGTCATGCTTTCATGTGAGCTACCAAAGTAGAACCCAATGATGCCTGTCCAAGCTGTACCAAGGCTGCCCAACATAATATCGATTTGAGGTGCGTGTTGGATTTGTCCATACATCAACCCACCCAAGATGCCAAAAAAGCCGCCTGTGATTGATATAGCGAGAATTGAGGGTATCCACGACTTGGTAGCCGCTTGCATATCACGGGCAGACTTTCGATCTTCCACAGCCAGCTTCTCAAAGTCCAAGTTCATCGACTGAGCTTGTGCCTTGAGTTGAATTTCTGCTTGCTGGACAGCGGCAATCTGGTCAGCGTTTAGCTTGCCGTTTTGCAGCATCTTTTGTGCGTCATCTTGGCTAACGCCTAAGACTTTAGAAACAGCTTCATAGGCCAAGCCACCAAGAGGGCCACCCAAGCAAGTGGCAATTGTTGGGGCAATTTGAGCTAACCAATCCATGTTAATGCTTCCTTTTATAGTTGCTGTGCTGTTCTTTTTTAGCCGTTTCCACAATGTCAGTCACGACATAGTAGCCACCGCCAAGCAAAAATACCAACAAAATAACAACAAGAGCAGCGAGGATAAATTCTTCTTGTTCTTCTTTTTGCTTCTTGGCTCGATCTTCGGCAGCTTGGGCAGCGTACTTGTCAGCCTTGTCCATGTTCCCAGCACGTTCAAGAATTTTGTTCCAAACATCAACTTTACCGGCCTTCATGAACTCAAGTTGGTAGTAGGCTTTAATTTCCCGAACCTTATCCAACTCCAACTCAATCTGCATGGCAATTTCCATGTTTGAAGCATTACCAGATGCTTTAACTTCTGCGACTGCTTTTTCGCCATTACTAGCTGACGAAAATAATTTACCCAAAGCAGGGCCAAGAGACTGCAAATCTTGTGCAGTTTCAGCAGCGTGTTTAACAAGCGATACCGCTTTTTGTATTCCGCTGAGTGCAAGGCCAATGCTTACTGGGTCAATCATTTCAGACTAATAAAATTGTGAGTGATATAGCCAACAAAGGAACTGATGGCCGAAACCACAGCCATTCCCACCCAAAAGCCACCTTTGGATTTGTTAGCCAGTTCCAGCAATTGCTCCATGCCTTCCTCTAGCTTATCCACTTTGTGTGTCAAATCTTCGACTTTCTGCCAAAGCTGACCATACTTTACTAAATCAATGTCGCTCATGGGTTTGCCATTCCACTAAGTTCAACTCTAGGCGGTTCTTCAGTTTTACCTTTAACTTTATTTTCGCCGTATTGAATAAAGTCTTTGATTTTGTTCAACTTTCTTGCTGTCTGAATCTTGTTAACGCCAATTTTACCAATGGTCGCAACAGGAACAGGTATTCCAGTAGTCATCCCAGTAACGCCCATTTCAGTCAATGCTGCCAACAAGTTAGCTGCTGTGCCAGAAGTGTTTGTCGTGTCTTTTGGAATGGTCTGAACGTCTTTTGTAACGTCATTCAATGTGCGGTAATGGTCAGCATTTTTGCTGCCAAACAAGTAATCTAGCTTGCCGCTCTTGTCCAAATTGACGATTTCTTTGTTAAGCGCATGAGTTGAAACATAAGGCTTTCCGTTTATGTCACGCTGAACGCCTTTAGTTGCTTCATCCTTGATGCGTTGAGCCATGACGCCTTTCAGCTCTCTAATCATTTGTTCGCCTTCTGGCCCCATTTTCTCCAGACTGCCAAACAATTGTTTAACGTCATCCAATGAGCCGTTAACAATAGATTTGTTGACAAGGTTTTCCATAGCAACAACTCGCTGAGTTGTGCCTGACTTCATGGCATTTATATCTCTAATAACAGGAGTATCTTCAAACTCTGTCATGTAATCTTCGTTCAATTTTCTGGCTTTTTTGTAAAGGTCGCCGCCTTTGTTTTCGGTAATTTTGTCAATCAAACCACGAATTTCTCTACCGAAGTGTGCATTAGATGCTGAATCTTGCGACAAATTGCCAACCATTTTTCTGACTTCTTCAATGTCATTCAATGGGAGTTCATCACCAGATTTGGTCAAATTGTTTAATTTAATTTCAAGACTTTTAATAACAGGAGCATTGATTGCTTCCGCTTGATGCTCATCAACATATTTTTTTAGTGGCGAAATATCAATAGGCTCATTCATTTCGCCATTGACTCGAGCTTCTAAGTAAGCATTGCTAACTTCTTGGTATCTCTTAGGTTTTTCAGTTGTATAAAGGTCAGCCAGTTTTTTGCCAAGATCACCAGGATTAACGCCTGTCAACTCTGCCCCAGTTGTTTCAACTAAATGGTCTAAGTTCTTTTGAATTGCAGCGTTTTGGTTGGCATAGTGTTCTTGTAACTGCTGCCCCAACACGGGATTCTTAGCTGTTTCTCTAGCAAAGTTCACATCTGCTGGCGCTCTTGTTATTTGATCTTTAGACAGCGTGATAGGAACAGGCAAAGACTGTGCATTGGCTACACGGGCTGTTTGTGCGTCAACTTGCCTTGCGCCAACACTACCGCCAAGATTAGTAGGCAATTGCGCTTCTGCTTGTTTTTGTGCAAATATGTCTTGCATCTTTTGCACTTCAGCCGGAGTTGCAAATCTTGATTCAGCAGCAGCAGTTGGCGGTGTTTTAGCAGTACCAACAAATGTTTCGGGTGTTTTTTCAGCAAATTGTTTTGTAATTTGCTTTACAGCACCTGCACCTTTTTGAGCAGCTTCTGGAGCAACAGCAGCAGTCAAAGTGCCCATCATGTTTTCTACGTCAGCTTGAGGCAAGCCAGTTTTTTCAGCAATCCACTTAGCGCCTTTGGCAACATTTTCGCCAATAAACTCCATTGTTTGGCGTCCGGCCTCTTGTTTATAGCCTGGCGTTTCAGTCACGCCAAATGCTTTACCGAACGGCTGACCAGTAGCTTGCTCAACTTTTTGTTGAGTGGCTTGCGCTTCTTCTGGCGTATGACCTAAGAATCGTTGACCAGCATAAGTTACTGCGCCAGCAACTGAGGGAATAATGCCACCAATCGTAACGTCAGCCAAAGATGCAGCACCTTGACCAAGCCTAGCCAATGCATCTTCATTATATTTTTGTTGCTGTTGTTGCTTTTGTTGAAATCCTTGTTGAATATCAGCAATTGCAGAAGTTTTTTGTTTTGGTTGTGCAACAGGAGCAGTAGTTGTCGGAGCAGCAGATACTGGAGCAGTTGAAGTGTTAGACAAATAATTTTCTAACTCATCCCCAGTTTGTTGTTGAGGTTGCGCACTAGATTGTTTAGCGTATAACGCTTTAGTACCATTTTCGTGCTGCACGATGCCAGCAGAAATTTGATGCCGAACCAACGGATTGTTCAGATCAATTTCTTGATTTGGGTCTAAGCCGCTAACTTTTGCAACATGAGCAATGTAAGACTTTGTATCATTTTCATTGGGAGGAGCCCATTTTGTAATGACATCAGTTAAAGTCTTTGCGCCTTTTTTTCCATAATTTTTAAGATTGTCATCAATTGCTGACAAACCTTCTTCTGGGGTTTTGTATTGAGCAAGTTTGCCCCCAGGCATCAAAGCACCAGGGTTATTTGCTCTTAACGGTGCTGTTGTAGCCGAGGGCTGTGTTGTGGGCTTTGCAGCCGTTGCTGTGTCGCCCATAAGATATTGCTCAAGTTCGTCCATTATTGCAAGCTCCCCGTTTCAGACAGCTTTTTAATGTTGCGATATTTTTGCAAGAAAACTTTACGTTTTTCTGGGTCAGTAGGAAGAATCCTTTCCCATTCGGCCTTACGTTTATCGGGGTCGGTAATATCGTTCATGATGTTGATAGCTTCAAATATCTTGCTATCAGCGTTCTTACTCCACATCTGTTTAAAGGCGTTCATGTTGTTGTCGCCAAAACGATTAGAGAAAACTTGTGCGCCATTGGCTTGCATATCCAAGTTTGTCATATCGGATTTGGTTCTGCCAGCAATATTTTTCAAAACATCCAAAGGATAAGTTTCATCACCATTTGCAATCTTTTGTAGATGCTGACCAGAAACAGTATCCATAGAACCGCCAGAAGCCTTCAAATTGGCAATCTGTTGATTTGCCAAATCTTTGCTAAGTTGAACGTATGAAGTATCGCCTAAAGCAGTTCTTATTTTGCGCTCTAAATTACCTGGAATGCCAGCACCGCCTGTAATAGACTGTTTAGAAATTTTTTCAATCGCATCCATTGTTTCATCAATGTTGCGTTTTGCCATAGGCAATTCAGACTGTCGTGCAACTAATGATGTTTTGTAATTTGTGCCATTTGTTGTATCAGCATCTTCTTGTGGCAATTTAGCGTAAGGAACGCCAGGTTGTCGTACTGGATATGGCAAAGGAACAGGCTGACTATGTTGCGGCAAATTCATTTGCTGCGGTGACACAGCCGATGGTGTTGGAGCAGGTGCTGGAGCAGCAGCATTAAGAACTGGAGTAACACCGCCAACAGCAGCAAATGTAGCTGGTTGCCCGTTAACTGTGGTCAGTTGTGGTTGTTGTGCTGTAAACTGACTTGCATTGCCGCCAGCAATTTGCACACTATTCTTAATTTGTTGATAAGCCTCTTTAGGGTCTTTTTTTGCCAAATCAACAAGTTGGTCATGCATTTTTGAACCATGCTCTGGAACTCCATTGCTAATCAAATAGTCCCTTGCACGATCAAGTTTTTCAATCATCTTGGGTGCATTACCGTTAATAAAATCAGGGTCAGTTAAATAACCGCCATATACACCAGTTGCAATGTTTTGATAATGATTTTTTAAATCAACACCAGATTTATCTGCTTCATTTTGAAAGCGTGTTGCTTCTGCTTTAGCACTTTGTATTTTTGGTTCTTTTGTTTGCTCGGCAATATCAGCACCAACATTTTCACTTCGCAATTTAGCTTGTGCTGCTTGCAATTGAATTGGGTTTAATTGTTGCGCTTGTTGATACGCTTGTGCGCTTGATGCAATGTTCATCAAGTCGCCAAGCGACATTTGTTGCTGTGGCTTGATGCCCGTGGAAACTGGTGTAACGCTTAAATCAGCCATTTTTTGCCTTTAATGGAATAATCCAAAATCATGACCACATATCGCCACCTGTTTGAGGCACAGTTGTAGGCGTTGCTTGATTAGCGGGGTTCAATAATTGAGAAAGTTGATATTGATTAGCTAAACCCTGCAAACCACTAGCATAAGCATTTGCCGATCCAATTTGACCAGCGCCAATAGCACTAGCTGCACCAATTCCTGCTTGACCAATGTTAGTTGCTGCGGTCATACCAGCTTGGTTAGTAGCTGTTTGACCTGTTTGACCGATGCCAGCAATACCAGCCAAGGTGTTATAAATGTTTTGGCGTTGTTGTTGAAAATTATTAAAAGCGTTTTGATATGCGTTAGAAGCGTAGTTTTCGCCAAAAATTTGGTTAGACCGCTGCACGTTTGAGCCTCCACCACCAGCGTTCATAGCTTGTGTATTTGCGCCAGTTCCTTGCCCTAACATAAATTGATAGTTAGGCGCAAGGTTAGACTGAAGTTGTTGAGGGCCAAATTGCTGCGTCAGATAAGGTGTCATCTGACCAATTTGATTCAATGCCGTGTATCCAGCTTGGCGGTAAGGCGCTTGCTGCTGGTTAATTGTATTAAATTCTTGTTGTTGCAATGCAGCAGCATTGTTAGCGGCATTTGCTTGCATTTGCGCCGCACTTTGAGCTGCATTAGATTGCTGGCTAGAATTGAATAAACTTACGGCAGCAGGGACAATATAAGCCAAAGGCATATTAAACTCCTTTGTGGATTAAAACTTCATCCACTTTATTAACATCAGTTTCTTCAGTCGCATGGATGCAGAACCAAGCAGCATCTTCCAGCGCAATAATTGAATGAATGACCTGCGCTGGCATATTGATGCAAGCTGGCGCTGTATAAATCCGTTCGCTGTCACCAGCCTTAACAATAACTTTGCCCTGCCCCAAAACACTCAAATGCGAGTAATTGTGGGCGTGCATCCCTGCCATGTAACCTTTGGGCAAGTGCATTTGTTTTGCATAAAGCCCATCAGAAAAGTGGTGAATAACCCCTGGGTCAACATCAAAGTGACCTAGATTTGCG